CGTGGTTCGCTCATTTGCCAGCCCTTAGTTCGTTCAATCGATACACGCCATTTTTCGCCGCAACCAATTCACCATTGGCGATCATCCGCTGCGCTATCTCGCGACTGTGTGGTTTAAGGTCGGCAATCACCACGCCATAGCCTTGCGCTTTCTTGCGTAGCTGCGTGTGCAGGCCGCCGGGTACGATTCTGCTCATGTTCTTTCCTTCTTTAGTAGTTCAGATTGCAACGCTAGGTAGTTCACACTATCAACGGCGCTATCTTCGTGAAACCGGCTAGGCTGCGCGTACTGGCGCACCTGCTTAACCAGCGCAATAATCAGGCAGATGTCAGAACCTTTCAAATTGTGACCGGTCAGCGCGTTAAATGCTTCGGCAGCTTGCGGAAAGCTGCATTCGCGCCCGTCGTTGCCATACTCACCGCCGCGTTGGCTCAATATCTCCAAACCAGCAGACAGGAAGTCAGCTGCGGTTGTCAGCTCAGTGGCTTCGTAGTGCTCACCGGTGTTGCCGTTGGTGGCTACGATGTCAATGCGGGATTCATCCGGCCATTGTGGAGCAGGCGCAGGTATTAACCACTGGAAGTCTGAGCAATCAAGCAAAACTTCTATTGCACTACCTTCAGACCATTTTTGGTTTCCTTCAGACCAAAAGTAAGGGTTTTCTCCTTTATTCAAATTTCTGCGATACCTACTTCCAGCATAAAACTCGGCCCCCTCTGGCGCAGTTGACCAATCGACTTTGCTCATACCGTCCACCACTCAAAAATAAACAGATAAAACGCACCCAGCACAAACCCGAGCAAGGCGGCACCGACGAGTATTGATTTTGCTTTGCTCATTTGGCACCGCCCGGATTTACCACAAATTCAGTTTTCCGCACCCGCGTTTGCGCTTCAGTGTAGATTTTGCCATCAATCACCAGAGCGCCAGCTTCGGCCATGCGCTCCAATACTTGCCGCTTGCGGTCAAACTTAACCGCAGCAGATGCGCCACCCATTTGGGCCAGTACATCACTCAGTTTTTCAATTGCCATTTTTAGCCTTCTCAATTGCGTTATTAGCCACATCAGCGGCAGAGCGAACCAGTTTTAAAAACTGATCCATCGTTGGTTTTGATTGGTACGGGTTAACGTCGTGAGCGGTTAAGCTGCACACCATCATTCCCGGTTGCATTAAGCGTTGTGTTTGCATGGTTCACCTGTTAAAGAATTGCCGGATTCCGTCCGGCGCGGATTTTTAATCAGTGAGCGCGAGAACCAGAGCCAATCGACCAGAACGATTCAAACGTATGGTGTTTAAAATTATGCTCAACCAACAAGATCCAGTTCAATACCTTTCGCTTTCAGCGCGTCAATGGCCGATGTTACTTCGTGAATCTCAGCAGAAGCATTGCCCACATGGCCGCGCTGATACAGTTCGTTAAAACGCTCGATTTTAGACAGGACGCGCATATTCATTTGCTCGACAGTCTGGTACCCAAAACCAGCAACAAAAACCAAGCCGGTGAACTCTGAAGCACTGCAAGAAGCAATCAGATTGCGGCGACCGTCAGCATCAATACTGAAAGCGTCAACCATCACCTCGCCGCCTGCTTTCACTTCAAAATCATAGTGAAACTCGGTATCTCCGTGGGCATTCCAGTGGCGAGTGAGTTCAGCCACATCGTTCGCACGGATGAATGCGCAAGCTAAGCCGCCACGCTGATTCTGGCAGGTTAAAGCCGCTTTAAGATACTCGCGAGCGCCTTCTGGGTAGCCGTCATAATGAATATAAAAATGATGCTGATCGCCGTGGCGATTGGTGACTGTATAAGTTGCGCGTGTTGACATGGTTATTCCTTCCTATGTTGTCGATATGGTCAATATATAGCAGTTAATTAGATTGTGCAATTAATTAAATACACATTTGAGCAAAAAAAATTCGGCAGCTATACTGGCACGAACAAACGAGGGCCAGAACATGCCAAAAATTCTCACCGTAAACCGTGGCAATAATGTCATGGTGTCAGTCGTCAACCAGGTTAACAGCGCAACCATTCGCCGCGAGATCCAAAACGGCGAGTCTTACATTGTCGTGCCATCGGCAACTTTGCCGGATGACGTTGTTATGAATGGCGGGCTTTATCCTGCAGACGAGATCGAAAAATCGTTTATGACGCTAGAGGGGACGCATGTACCAATCGAGCATCCGCAAGACGATCAAGGCCAGTACATTAGCGCCGGTGCGCCTGCGGCTATGCGCCGGGGCTATCTCATCGGAGCAGAGAACAGAAACGCCAAGCGTGAGGCTGGCCGGGTTTATGTGGAAAAGTGGATCCCAGAGCGAATTGCCAACGGATGCGATAAGGGCAAGCGATTGATTGATCGGCTGAACGCGATCATGAAAGGCCAGGGTGAACCAATCCACACGAGCACCGGCATTCTGTTAGAGCGCGAAACAGTCACAGAAACCACAGCGGCAAACGGCCAGAAATACAACTGGATTGCTCGCAATATGTATTTTGATCATGATGCTATTCTGCTGGACAGCATCGGGGCCGCAACGCCAGATCAAGGCGTCGGCATTGGCGTTAACTCCGCAAGCATCGACGGCCAGGTTATCGAACATTTGCTATTCGTCAACAGCACCGGCTTAGATATGACTGGAAGCCCGCAAGCCAAGATCCGCGAACTTGAGCAGCAGATTGCACCAATGCGCGAGAAGCTGCAGAGCGCTATCGGTGAATATCTGGAAGCAATCAAAGAGCTAGACGACGCCAAGGAAGATTTGGCAGAAATCACCGGCAACGGCGACAAGATGTATGTCTACGTGGAAAGCTGGAATGATGACACCGTGATCTATTGGTGCGACTCAGGCTATTACAGCATCGGCTATAAGCTGGAAGGCGAGAAAGTGCTGCTAACATCGGAGCCAGCCCGGGTGAAAGTTGAGACTAAATTTGTATCAGCAATGAACGCAGCACTGCGCTGGTGTACCAGCCTATTTGCAGCAGACAAAAAACCGGCATACAATGCCAATGACGAAAAAGTCAATATTTCCAACGAGGGTTCGAGCATGAAACTACTGATCGACGCTCTGAATGCTAAAGGCGTCAAAACCGACGGCATGACAGACGAACAAGTTCTTGCAGCTTACAACAACATGCTGAGCGGTAGCGCCGATCAGGTTGTGCAAGCTGTTAACGCAGCAATCAAACCACTGGCTGACGAGCTGGCAAGCGTTAAGGCGCAACTGCAAGCCAATGCAGAAGCTGGCAAAACCGGCATGGTTGCGGATTTGGTGGCAAAAGATATCGGCCTGTCAGAAATAGCACTCAAGGCGCTGGAACTGAACGAGCTGCAATCGCTGCACACCAAGCACTGCAAAATCGCAGCGCCAGGTATCACCGGTGCATACAATCAACAGCGCAATGCCGCTGACGATTACGACATGCCAGAATAAGGAGCAGTCAAAATGCCAAAAAATACCGTTTTCGCTGGTAGCGTAGAGCACCAGCCAACAATCGTTGAAGCCCGCGCAGCCGCTGGTAACATCCGTCCGGGTCAACTGGTAACGCGCACAGCAGGTCAGTTTGCACTGACTGCCAACGCGCAGCCGGGTGCTTTATACATCGCAGATTTAAACTCGATGCGCCAAGGCGGCATTGATGAGCTGTACGCGTCAGGCGATACCGTTAAAGCGTTTTACCCGAAAGCCGGTGAGCTGTTCCACGTCCGTTCGGCAGTGGCAAACTACACCGCAGTTGATACACCGCTGACGTGTAACGCTGCAGGCCAGGTGCGCATTGCGCTGACAAACGGCACTGAAGAGATCGTCGCCTACGTTGATGAAGTGATCAACGTGACCGTTGCAGATTCGCTGGTGCGCGTCCGCATGGCTAACTACAGCCGTCAGGCATAAGGAGCAATTCATGAGCTGGATTTTTTCTAAGTCTCAAATGGCCGTGAACAACGGCAACGCGAAAAACATGACAGAGCAGTTCAACATGCTCAAAACGTTACGTCGCGCCCACAACAACCAGGAAGAACGCTTTGCAGCTGAGCTTCAGGTTAACGCTGGTCGTATTCCGGCTGACGTATGGCGCGATATGGATGCACGCACAGCACAGCTGATGCGCCAGCCAAACCTGACGCTGTTAAACGACCTGTTGCCGCTGGCTAAATCGCTGTCAATCGGCAAAATCTTTGCTGAGTACCGCATTGCGTCAGACTCTGGCAACGTGACAACCAGCATTTCAGGGGAAGCGGATATTCTCAACGACAAGACCGCGTACACCTACGATGGCAACATTGTGCCGGTGCACACGGTCGGTTGGTCGCGTGATTTCCGCGAAGTGGCTGGTATGCAGTCAGAAGGTTTTGACGGCCTGATCGACGATGCAGCAAGCTCAATCCGCAGCCTGCAAACTCGCATGAGCAACTATGTTTACAACGGCGATGCAAACGTTGTATTCAACGGTCGTCAGGGCTTCGGCGTGCGCAATCACCCGAACACGTTGCAGATCTCTTTCTCTGCATCGCTGGCTAACATCAACTTGGCAACGTCGCAAGATCCGGCAGCTATCCGCAATGCGTTTATTTTTATCCGCAACGCGCTGCGCATCACTAACGCTGTTGACGGTGGCGTCAGCTTCTACGTTTCGCGGGCTATCCTGTCAAACTTAGAACTGTTGATGAATACCGCAAACAGCTCTAACGTGACAGTGCTGGACATGATCCGCCGTCTGGAAGGCGTGGTCGCGGTCAAAGAGGACGCCTCACTGACCGGCAACCAAGTCATTGCATTGTGCCTCGAAGATCAGTACATCCGCCCACTGGTCGGCATGGCGACTGGTACTTATGCAATCCCGCGCCAGATGTTCAACGACAAGCACCGGTTCTATGCTGCCAACGCCGTGGGTCTGGAAATCCGCCGCGACGCTGAAGGCAAATCAGCCGTTGCATACGCATCTTAATGGGTGATTTATGCCACGTAACCAACGCGAAGAAGTTGAAGCAACTGAAACTCAGGCAGAAGTTGAAGCAACTGAAAAGCTGAAGTTCGTTGTAAAAACCAATCGCCTGCACGGCTTTGAAGTCGGTCAGGTAGTTGAGTTTGATAAAGACGAACTGCGCCCGGAATGGCTTCAGCACTTAGAGCCTACTGAGTAAAATCAGCAGCAAGAGAAAGCCCCTTAATTGGGGCTTTTTTATTTCCGCTATTCTGGAGGTGGTTTATTGCGCATAACAAAGCCCATATTTATTGCAGGGCACGTTGCAGAACTCGCAGGCATAGAGCATTGACAGCCATCATTGCAGCCGATACCGTTAGCAAGTCAATTACAGGAGAATGACAAATGCCACCAAAATCTACGCCAGTTCGACCATCAAGCAAAACACCAACCCCGCCACCAAAGCCGGGTAAAAAGTGATACTAGAAATAACCTCGCTGGTGATCGCATTTATTTGGGTTCGCTGGCGGGGTCATTTGCCAGGTTTAATTCTGATTTATTATCTGGCGTACATGGCAATGGAAAGCTACCCGCCGTTGCAGATAGTGCAAGCAACCGGTTGGCTTGATTATTATATTCGGCAGTCTGCACTTGATTTACTGATAATTGTAG